TCCAAGTATTTCCAAAATCTACTCCAAGTTTAACTCCTTGTTCAATAATTTCTTTCTTAGACATAGTTAACAAAGGTGCTTGAATTTTAATTTTATTCTTTCTATTAAGAGAAATTAAATTATTAACACTATCAAGAAATTCATTACTGCCATCCCAATAACCTGCTAGTGAATCGGCTTGCGCAGCTCCATACCAAACCACACCCGCTCCAACTGATTCAGCGTATGAACATGCAATAGATAAAAACATCATATTACGGAACGGTACATAAGATACAGGTTGTGCATCTCCTGCCATTTCTTTTATGTTCGGGTTTGCAATATTATGGTTAGTTAATGAGCTATTAGTCGCAATATCTTTAATGTAGTTTACATTTAAAAGTTTTTGATGAACTGTTTTCTTTTTACTCAAAACTTGTACTTGATACCAAGCACATGATAGCTCTCTATGATGTCTTTGACCATAATCAAAAGCAATGGTATATATTTCATCGAACTGTGTTGCAGCCATATGTAGCAACACAGTTGAATCCATTCCACCTGATAATGATAATACAATTTTATTCATCGCTTTCTACCTCATCTGGTACATCATCTTTTACACTATTATTTTGACCATACTTCCATTCAACCTTTATCTTTTCTTCAATCCCAGGTACGATGTAATTATCCCAAAGTTCCGTATCGTCTTTCCATCTACCATATTGACCGATCTTCTCACCATTAGCTTTCATGTACGTGCTACCTGATTGTTGAATGACACCAAAGCCTACAGCTAGTTCTAACAGACCATAATACTTTGCAAGTCCGCTTTCAAAGCTCAAATACATCTCACCTTCCAGATACTGTTTAACAAAACGATTCTTTGCAGTCAAAGCTCTTAACACAACACCTGCATAGCTCTTTTGAGCTACAGCTAGCTTTGAATCAATATGAGTATCTTCTTTCATTGGCTTTCTTGCAAGCTGTAATGTAACTGATGGAAGATACACTGCAGCTCTACCTCCTGGCATATCTTTAACAAGCGATGGAAACATCGCAGATGGATCATCGAAGATATGATTAGTTACAATGATAGTTGTCTTGGTGAGAGCAGCTAACTGTGTACAAGTACGTAAAAGTGATTTAACTGCTTTAGCTCTACTACCCATATCAGCGCTGGTATTACTCTTTTCCATTCTACCAATCTGCAATTCACTTTCCATATTACCAAGTGAATCAATAGCAATAATAAACTTACCGAGCTGACCCTTTTCTTTAGCTTTAGTTAGAAAGCTATAGATGGTATTTCTACACTCTTCAATACTAAACGTGGGTACGTACTTTACTTTACTAACATCGAGTCCGAGTGCGGCAGCACCGTCTTTATCAATAGCATTTTCACTATCAAAAATTACTGGAATCAAACCTTCTTTTTGAGCGCTTGCAAGTATTTTCTGTACAATATACGACTTACCTGTCATTGATGGACCTGCAAGCATTGTAAGTCTTCCCTTAGGGATACCACCAAATAAAGAACCGGATACGATACCATTAAGTACCATTGATCCGGTATCAATCCATCCTTCTACATTAGATAATGCATTCTCGTTTAAAAAAGAAGCGTAAGGATTACTTTTATCAATCTCACCTAAAATCTCAGAAATGTCTTTATCCATACACCGATTATATGGTGTATGGATAAAAATCAATCACTTACTTAAGACTTTCTGGAATTTGAATATCCATTATTTTCTTAGTCTCAACTAATACTTCAAGGGCTTTCTTGTTTTTTACTCTATCTTCTACAATATAATCTCTCCACATCAAAAGCACTCTACGTATTTTCTCTAACTCTCTATCTGCAACGGCATTCTTGCCGGTATCTGTACCATCGATAATACGCGTCAAAACTGTAATGGTACCTTTGATACCATCTTTTTGACCGCGTTTAAAGATTGGAGGGCTGTTTAGGTATGTATCGCTCATATTATTCGTCAAATAGTTTAATTACTTCTGGTTTTGAATCGTTTGCAGCTGGCTTAGGTGTGTTAGTTGCCTCTACAATTCTATCATACTGTGAAGTAATTCTTTGATCAACTTCAAAGTTCTTACCTACAGCTACTACATTTTTACTAAAAGTAAAGGTGAAATTACGTAAACCTTTACTGTCGGGTGAAATAAATTCAGCTAAGAATAGTGGTATTAATTGTACCTGGAATTGATTATTTTGTGGTTGAACTGTAATCATTACAGGGTTAACAATGTCAATTGATGTGTCGGTCTGACCACCAAATGTACCTAAAATATTTCTACCATTGTTATCTATAACAGTAACATAATTATTATTTGCCATAAGTTAATTTAACTTGATTTAAGTTAAAATCAAGCAAAGAGATCAAACAAATTAGTTTGTACCAAATTTCCAGGTTTTTGTGCAATCCAATTGACGTTTTGATAAAACCTATCTATAACTGAAAAGATATGTTTTTCAAACATTGTATCGTAATCTGGTTCAAATACTTGTTTAAATTCATCTGGGTAATAATATTTGTAAGCAATAGCTGATACGTTAAATTTATTAGGTTCCTTAACGTAAAAATATCTAACCTTATCCCCGGATGATATTTTTTCATATTTTGTAGATATATTGAATCTATCTAAAAGGATATTGTGTATATATGATGCCTTTACATGTAAAGGCATTCCTTTAGCTGTACTAAATCCGTCACATTGACCAGCATACTTTTCATAACCTTTGATACCAGACACAAACGTTATGTCTTCTACAGATAACCCTTTAAATATGTCGTAAGTCTCATTAAGAATTTTGTTTGTTTCACCAATATTTTGAGACGTTAACATAGTCTCGATAATCTTTTTAACATATGGTTTGATCGCAGCAGGCATTGTACTACGTACAACTTCTACGCCAGTATACTTAAATTTATCGCACGAAATACCTTCATCATCTAGAATATGTATTACATATCTTTTCTTTTGCAAAAATATACCTACATCTGCAATAGCTTCACGTTTAAATAAAAATCTGCAGTCTTTTGAATTTAAATGTTTTGCACCCCACACTTTGATTTCTTTATTCAAAAAGTCTTCAATTTCTTGAACTTTACTATACGTCTCTTTTGTTAGTTTAGAACCATTTTTAAATTTTAATGAATTATTAATTATTAAAGGCTTTATAGAAACATAACTTGAATCTGTATCATTATATATGATACATTTATTCAAATCTTCATCGTTAATATTACTAATTTCATTTTTAATAAAAGTCTTTAGTAACTCGTTTGATTGTTTAATAACTGCTTGTCCAGTTAACGTAATTGATGATGCAATATCATCATCACCAAAAGGTGCATTTTTATTACCGAAATAGCCGTAAATTGAGTTAATAAAAACCTTAATACACATTTGTTTAGCATCAAGTTGATCAATTAACAGTTTCGTCTGCTTAGCTTTAAGGCTATTTTTATCTTCTATCTCTGAATATTCTTTCTTATACTTTTTAATATCTTTACGTATAGTCTGTCTCTTATTATAGTAGTAATCAAGAATTTCAGGCATTACACCTTTCTTCTTTTGAGTAAAACAAACGTTTGCTTTACTAATAGCTATAACTTCTTTTTCAACAAATGTTGAAAATTTGTCAATAGGTAATGTATAAGTTTTACCACTTACATGTCTTAAAACTACTTCTTTATCATCCTGTTTTTCTATGACCCCAACTTTTGTTTCTGGTGATATATTTAAACTTATCATCACATTAGGATATAGTGAATTAGCATCAAACGAAATTATATATTCTTGAAACCCACTTAATGGCTCACCAACATATGCTCCAGGGTTTTTACCGGTATCTTCGTCTCTGATAAATGAAGGTATTTTTTGTTCTCTATATCTTGCTCTAACTGCAGTAGCACCATTAATAACAGAAAGAGATCCCATAGCTGCTTCAAATGTAGTTAGTCCTACATACGCTAACATTCTTATGAGTTCTGTATACTTTAGCTTTTCTTCCATTTTAACTAGTAGTCGAACGTCTTGAATATTATATTCAATGAATGTTTTCCAGTCTTTATCAGCTAAAGTTGCAAGGTTCATTGCACCAAAACTAACTTTAGATTCTCCCAACTCTATTTCAGCAATAGCAGATAGTTTGTAACTCTCACGTTGACCTAAACAGAAACGCTTATAAACGTCCAAATAGTCAATTAATGAAATACCTTCAACATACCATCTAATTTGTTCTTGACCAAATTGACCTCTAATAGATCTACTATAAACATTATTTGAAGGTGATAATCTTCTTGTGTATTCTTCACCTAGTATATTATTACATCTATTTATAAGGTATGGAATATCGAAAAATTCAGAGTTCCATCCAGTTAAGATGTCAGGGTAATCCTTTTCAAAATATTCAATAAATTTGATAAAAAGTTCTTTTTCAGTTACACACTTTATATACTTAACATCTGATTCAGGAGGTGTATAGTCTTTGATACCCCAAGTTATAAATTTCTTAATAAGTGAGTCGTATACCGTAATTACGTTAACCGGTTCTTTAGCTTGATTAGCGTGCGGAAAATCATCTGGTGCATAAACCTCTATATCCAAAAACATTACTTTAATTGGATGTTGTGCAAATTCAGGGGTTTCGTTAATCTTCCAAAACGTGTCAATTAAATATTGCTGAGTTACTGGAAAATTATCAAATACCTTTTTTACTCCAGTATCTTGCAAATACTTGTATCTATCATACTGGGTGCGAAATAGTTTCTTTGTTAATTTTGTACCATAAATTGATTCGTAATCACCATTACCTTCAACATATAAGTAAGGATCTACAGATGCTTCAAACTTGATCCTCTTACCATCTTTATCCCATGAAAAGACAGTAACGCATCTTTCCTTTCCATTATAGTAAATATTTCTATAACTCATTAACCGTATTATACGGTACTTCCTGCACTATCAATTGTATCTAGAGAGATTTTTTCTTGAAGGATCTCCATATGGAGTAGAATACATTTCCATATAACAGTCGATATTACTATCTGTCTCGAGCCAGCGAGTTTCAGCATATTGTCTACCTTTTTTACAAATAGCTTTATATTTTGATGCATCTTTTAACGTTTCGTCAATTCTATCTATCATTTCATCTCCGGTTTTAAACTTGATTGGTGCATTCTCATACGTGCATAAATCTTGACATGCAATGGGTAGACCAAATGCAGATGCTTCTATATATTTTAAATCACTTTTAGATTTATTAAAAACATTATCCTGCAACGGTGCTACTAACATATTAACATTTAGATCACTAATTGCTTGACCGTATTCAAATAATCTTTTCCATTGCATAAACTCTATCTTACCAGCTTTAATTAGATCAAGAAGAGATAAAGGAAATGCTCCCATAAAAACCCACTGATATTTGTCTACTGTTTTACGGATAATTTCATTTACATGGAAAAAGTCATCTTTTTGTTTGATTCTGTTTTCAACATCAAAGTGTGCGCCTGATCCTGCATACAAAATACGAGGTTTTTTCTTATATTTGTCTAAATTATTCATATTTTTTGTCAGATCAAAATAATTACCTATCCAAAACTTAGGCATAAAATTAGGAATAATTGTAACGTTCTTATTACCCGTTTTTTCTCTGTAATAATCTCTCATAAACTTACAAGTAACTGTAATTTCATCGCAAAGAGACATTATTTGTTGAGCTGAATCTCTAATCTCAGGGTTTTCAAAAGCTGGTTTATATTTGTTATAATCAGGAATATCTTCTTTAAAACAAATATCGTCAATTTCGTAAATTAATCTCATACCATTTTGTTTAGATACTTCTTTTAAGAATTTGACGAACTCGAGTTGCTGTTTTGTGGCTTGACGTTGAATTCTTACAGATTTTACTTGCATGTAATATCTTGGATCTAAATTCATAACAGTTGTACCTTGTACGACCGCTTTCATATGAGCGTTCATTACATTTTCTGGCCAAATCATTCTCCAATGACCGCAACCACTGTAATCAGCATAGTAATTTAAGAATCTTGGTAGGTTTAATTCAGGCGGTCTTTCAGGTCCTCCTGATCTTTGTTGTTGAGGTTGTTGCATCAACATAGATGTAGGAGAAACTTGAAAAGGTATATTTACTTTACCGCCAAAAGGTAGGTTTGAATTAACGAACATGTTATAATTTATGCTAAATTTTTTATTATTCAATAAACTTAACTCTACGAGTTATACCATTTTGTTTTTCTAAGAAAATAACATCACCGGTAGCAGACTTAATGCTTTCTTTTCTATGACTAATAATCATTACACATTCATTAAATTTTATGCTACGTTCTTTTAGAATGTCTAATACTATCTCTACACCCTTTTCATCTAAACTACTATCTAATAACTCATCGTATATACTTACATTATAATGGACATTACCTTGCGCTTTTCTCATATCCATAAAAGAAAATAAGCACGCTAAATCTATAGCTTTACGTTCAGCACCTGAAAAGTTATTGTAACAACAAATTTTACCCTTTTCGTTTAAAATTTCCTCTTCAAAATATTCATTGAATATACAAATACTATTACTGTCTAACTTTTTAAGATAAAAAGCTAACTTACTATTAAAATTTTGAAGAATTTTCTTAACTATATAGCTTTTTACCCCTTCTTCACTTACTACAAATTTAACAGCATCTAACAAGTTAATAACCTTTTTAATGTTTTCCAATTCAGTAGAAATCTGATCGTAACCTTCTTTTGCGGTTTTTATAAAATCATCTATAGGATTATTATCTGCAGATATATCATTAATATTTTCATTTAACTGCCCGTTAATATAATTTAGATCTTGTATTCTTTTGATAATATAAGTTTTATTAGCAATTTGAGATTTTAAATCTGATAATTCTTCTTCTAATTTAGAAATAAGAGATTTACCGTTTTCTAGTTTATGTTTGTATGAATTAACTTCATTTGTTTCATAATTAAAACGCTCTTCATGATCTTTTATTTCATTTTCTAAATTTTTCTTTATGTTCAAAAGATCTTCTCTGTCTTTCTGTTCAATTGGTCTCAAACAAGTAGGACAAACATCCTTATCTGTTCCAATTTGTAAAAATTTTGTTTTCTTTTGTTTTAAATCTGTTTTTAATTCTACGGTTTTGATAACAAGACTCTCAATTTTTTCTTCAACCAATTTACAAGTTTTTTGAAGTTTATCTAAGTTTTCTTTTTTACTAGAAAAATCCAATACATCAAGTTTTTTTAAATCTTTTTCAAGTTCAATAACCTCAAATTGATTTTTTACTATTTTAGTTTTTAATGCCTCTATTTTGTTCTGTTTTTCTTTTGTTTTAACTTCTTTTTGCTTAGAGTATTGTTCAATAGTATTTTTAATGACTTCTAATTTAGCATTCTCAATATCAAAACTTTTATTAACTTTGTTTTGATCTTCTTTTAGAATAGATAGCATGTCGGAAAAAACCTGTAAATTGAAGATTTGTTCAATAAATTTACGTTTTTCACCCTTAGTTTTAGCCATGAAAGGTAAAGTATTATTAACTGTCATAATAACACAGTTATGAAAAAGCTCCGGTGATGATGATAGTACCGCGCAAATATATTCTGTCGTGTTGGCTATACTATCTCTTGTTTTATCTTTACCATTTTTAATAATACTAAGCTTAGAAGGATTGAGAGTTCTTTTTACTACAAAGTCATCGTTACCTTTAGGAGAATTGACATTAAAACTAAGTTCAACGCTACAAGTACCGCTTGTTAAGTTATTTGGTACAAATTCTTTTTTAATATCTCTTACCGTAGTTCCAAATACAGCAAAAAATAAAGCGTCTGCAATAGTAGATTTACCAACACCATTCCGTCTATCGATTTTATCTTTGTTAATTCCTGTAATGATATGCAAACCTTTAGAAAAGTTTATAATAACTTCTTCTTCACCTACCGATAAAAAGTTTTTAATTTTAAGTTGTTGAAATGTTACAAATTTCATAGTTTGGATCTGTTGAAAAGAGATAAAGTGTAATCAATTACTTCTCTTTTATTATTAATGTCTAACAAGTTTACAAATTCTTCTATAGCTTGAGCAATATCTACCCCTGACAAATCGACATCACTCATATCTTTAACTTTGAGTTTATTATAGCTTATATCGTAATCTAAAGTAATCTCATTAGGTTTAAAAGTGGTCAGTTTTGCAATTATCAAATCTAAATGGTCTGATGTAATATTTTTATCAATAACTATTCTTATTATATTGTTCGGTATTATATTACAAAGTTCTTTATCCAAATCAGTGAGTTTAATAAGTTTGGATAAAAATATTTTTATATGCTGTATACCATCAGAAAAAGGTATAAACTCATATTCTAGATTACTTTTATCAAGGATATAATAACCTTTTGTTTGGTATGCATCATCAAAATTCATTTGGTATGTATTGCCGGTGTATATGATTCTAGTATCATTTATACATTTTTCATCTCTTAAATGAAAATGGCCGGAAAATACGAGAGATGTTTTTTCTACTAATTTAGTTACATCATCTCCATCATCACAAATTTTATGCATATTCATTTTGAAGTTTAAAAGTTCAAAATGACCAAAAACTATATCAGCTGAGGGTATATCATCTAATTTTGTACCCCATGGACAGAAAACTATTGATATACCGTTATCAAAATAGTCTTTATAAAGTTTATCGTAGATTTTTATATTAGGCCTACCTTTAAAAATAGATAAACTATTAATTTCAGAAGTTTCTTTGTAATAACAATCATGATTGCCTGGTATCATGATAATATTAAAGTCATTTAGTATATCGAGAATACTATTAGCAGCATCTAAAGATATTAAACTGATTTCATCTCTATAATGAAAAAAATCTCCACAAAATATTATATCTTTAATTCCTTTTGATTTAAGATCACTAGCAAACCATTTAGCCCATTCTAATGATGTTTCAATCCAAAAATTAGAGTTTTGGTGGACCCCTATATGTAAATCTGAAAATATAGCTACTTTATTATTCATCACTAAACATTTCGTCAGAATCAGAGCTTTCAGGTTTTACGTAAACGTTTGCGTCTGAGCTTTCTTGCATTTCTTCAGCATAAAATCTACTCTTATATTCATTGATCGTTTCAGTATGTTTTTTTTCCTTCTTTATTCTATTAATAAATGCGTGAAATGCAATTGTAGTAAAATATGAAAAAGGATTATGTTCAGATGTTACATCAAATTTTTTATTTTTAACTGCAGTAAACATCTTAACGATAGCATCACCTATCATCTCATCTTTGTAGGTGTAATTAATAAAATTAGATGAATAGCTTAAACCATAAGCTATTTTACTAATTGATTCTGCTATAATCTCTTCGTTAATATTATTAGCGTAATAGTCTACAAGTTGTTGCTTGAAAATTGCTGGATCAATATAGTATTCTGTCTTTTTAGGTTTGGGACCTCTCTTAGCCATAGTTAGATTATAATAGTGTTTACTTAAAGTTCAACTAATTTACCAGATGTAAATTGAATTTTTTCCTTTATATAAATTTCTTGACGTTTTTCTGCATGAGATTTACTATACTCTAATTGATCTGCTATATCTATAATTGTTAATTTTTGTTTGTTAGGGTTTAAACGTAAACCTCTACCTATAGATTGTATTGTCCTGATAAAACTTTTACCACCAGCAGCAAATACAATCATATGTAAATTTTTAATATTAATGCCTGTTGAAAATATAGCACTAATAGCAACACATACAACGTTATTATTATTTTCCATTTCCTTAATAACGCTTGCTCTTTCATCCACTTCAACTTCACCACGGATAAAGTATACTTTACGATCCTTTAAACTGCTTTTTAAGTGATTAAACAAAGCATCGCCATGAGCTATATGATTAACAAGTATCAAAACGTTGTTTGAACATTTTTCTGAAACAGCTTTAATAACATTATTTCGGTAATTATTATTATAGATGAAATCTAACTCGTTTCTAAAATCATTTGTATTAGGGTTTGGTAGAGGTTTAGACTTATATTTTATTTCTATAATTTTTATTTCAGCGTTGGTTAAATAATTTTCAGTTCTTAATTCAAAACTATTTTTTTCATAAAAAACATTTCCTATCTTACCAACAATATTCCATTCATCAATTTTATTATCAGGTAAAGTTCCTGTCAGTCCAAATTTGTGATGGGTTTTAATTTTAGTAATAACTTTACATATTTTATTACCTTTCTTAAGTTTGTGGCACTCGTCCACAACTAGGATATCTACATCTTCAATCCATTTTTCATCGTTATAACGACTTTGAATAACCCCCATATTGGCAATAATAACGTTACTTGTTAAATCAGGTTCAAAATTACCAGTCCATTTTGTTATTTTGAACGGTACGTTGTATTGAATAAAGTCATCAAACGTTTGCTTAACTAAACCTAAATCTGGCACTATAAGTAGACATTTCATTTTACCATTTTTACATCTATGAAACGCAGATAATAAAGATGCAATTGTTAATGTCTTACCTCCACCCGTTCCCAATTTTACAATCCCTCTACCAAAGTCTATAGCTTCTTTTACAATATCTTTTTGATAGTCTCTTAATTTTATATTAAGATCGTCATAAATTGTTGCGTTGTTAACTAAGGGCTTGCACACATGTTTTACATTATCAGCAATATTAAATTGCATTTCTGGATATGCCTTGTAAACATATCTCATGATATCGTAAAATAATCCTGGTTCAAATAACCCTGTAGGTGTTATTGCGTAGATTCTAGAAGGAACAAACCTACCACCAAAACGTTTCTTAAAAAATGCATTATCATCTTTAACACTGAAATGTTCCCGGATATTATCAAAGTTATCTCCAACCATTCTAACTTGTTTTTTATTAGGGAAATATTCAAATGATAAAGTCATAATTGTTCAAGTTTCATTATTTCAATAATGTTCTTAATATCATATGTAATCGAAGAAAACGTTTTTTCAGTCTTTTCTAAGAATTCTATCAATAATTTTTCTTCATTTATTTTAAATTGTATGTCTTTTATTTGTTGAGATTCAATTACAACCTTTTCTGCTGTAGGAGTACTTAATTTTACTACAGCTTGATATTGTAGTTCTTTAGTAATTTGTTTAATTAAAGTCGTCTTTTGATTTTCTAAAGTAAGTAAATTACGTTTATGGTGAATTAACCTACTTGTCCAAAAATGTTTACGCCCTGGAGACTTTAAAGATGCCTCTTTGATATTGAATTCATCAATTTTTAAGTCATCTTCTATTTCTTTTATGTATCTTTCTAATATCTCCATAAAACAATTATAAATATTGATATATTAAAATCAATGGCAATTTACGAAAACTATTTTAAAAAAATCTTAAATGAGGACGGCCCTAACTATATAGCTTCTACCCCTAATACATCTGGTAGAGGAGGTGCATTAGGTAATGCTAACAGTATGTACACTACAGGAAGTGCTTCTGGTACAACAGGTACAGATAATTATGCTGCTGGAGATAGCAGAATACCTGATTCAATATTTGGTGGTGTAGTAAAAAGGAAAAATAAAAAGAAAAATGGACCTAGGTCACTGGCAAACAAATCTCGTTCTAGAAGAAAATAAATTACCTTACGGTTTTATATATGTCATTACTAATCTAGTTAATGGTAAAAAATATATAGGTAAAAAACAAATGAAGTCTGTAAAAAAATTACAGCCGTTAAAAGGTCGTAAAAACAAAAGACATTTTGATATAGAGACTGATTGGAAAACTTATACTTCATCATCTAATGAACTTAATGAAGATTTAAACACTATTGGTAAAAATAATTTTAAATTTGAAATAGTTAGACTATGTGATAGTAAATTTGAATTAGCTTATTATGAAGCAAAATTACAATTTGAAAATGATGTTTTATTAAACGACAATTTTTATAACGGAATTATAAATTGTAGAATTGGAAAAGCTCCTAGATCTTTACTAGAAAAGTTATAATATGTGAGGATGAAACTAGATTATTCTGGTCAAAATTTAATTATATTAAATTTTAATTTGTTTGTTTCTCATTACGAAAATCTTATTATTGACGACTTAATTAAATACGGTCTCGTAGAAAGCCCTTTAACTAATAAAGATGTTAAAAAGCTTTTTTACCATCATTTAATAAAAATAATTGTAGATGAATTTATTTTTAGCAATAAATCGGTTAACAGGCTCGTAATGGTTTTCAATACTGAAACTGCAATACAGGGTCGTCTAAGAGAGTATTACGGTGATCGAGAACTTATAAATTTTTTATACAGATTTATAAATAAATTAGAAAATATGTTACCGGTGAGATTTGTTACTATAGATAAAATGTTAGATGAATATTCAATGGTTAATGAATGTTTACGTAAAGTAAAAAAAGTTAGCAAAAAACAGTACACATTTCAAAAAATAAAACTTTTTGCGAAACGTTATGATCTTACTTTTCTAAATGAAAACTATCTTAACTGCATAAGAACTAAACAGGTTCTAATATAATAAATAATATAATGGATTACTTTACTGATAAAGCTAATAGTATATTAAAGCCGTTGAGAGAAAATGTAGTTTATTCATCTGAAGAAGAGGAGTGCAAAACTACGAAAAAGCCAGAAGAGGACGCAGAAACAACTACTACTATAGATGAACCTGGCTTTTTAAATAAAAAGAGTGCAGAAGCTATTAATATAGCTCAAAAACTTGCTACCAACGCTCCAAAAACTGGTATTTATGGTTTTAGATCTGACCCACAAGTAGAAGTAAATAAAGCTTACAGCAATATTATGCTTAAATTAGCAAAAAGACTAAAAGCAATTAATATATGAAATTTTTAAAAATTATAGAAAATTATAAATTGACTTTGAATGAGCAAGATATGCCACCCGCAGTAGATATGCCAGGAGCTGAAAATGCTACCCCAACAGAACCAGAAAAAGCAGAACCAGTAGAAGTAGATGTACCGGCTGGTATTGCAACAATGGGTAGATTGCTTAAAAAAGCTCTAACATTGAGCATTAGTGATGAAGATAGATTTAAAATATCTCAAATGCCTGAAATTAACGAAAAAAATGCAAACCAAATAATTAAACAATTAAATGCAATAATAAAAAGTTATACAGTAGACGTTGATATTGACAATAATACGAATACATCGTTATAATGAGTTTGAAGTCCCTAGGAGAGGACATTCTAAAAATAGAACCTAATTTAAAATTTGTTTGTAAAAACGGCCATGTACGTTTTACCCCTAAGACAGAAAACTTAAAATTAACAGAACTAGATCATTTTAATATTTTAAAAAAAGCTAATAAAGAGGTATTAACAGTAATACCTCCTAAACACTTAAATAGTAAATCTTCAAAATTTTACACATATTGTTTAAAGGATAATATTAATTTAAAATATGTGGTTTTTGGTTTAGGTGTATTTGGTAATGAAGGAATGGGGTATGAAAGAAAAAAAGCGGACGAAATAGAAAGATACCTAGAAACAGGTACAACAAATGAAGTGTTAAATATTTTACAAAGTAAGGCTGGACTGGTTGATGTATGTGATATTGTAAAAAATTTTAATACAAGAAACGATAGACCTTTAGATGTTTTACCTAAAAATGTAGGTAAAATAATTGCTGATATTATTTTAAAAAATAATAGTGGTGAAGAATATTATGTATCATTAAAAAATATTACCGGTAAAATAATGGCAAGCCATGGTATTACTGATTCATTTAAAGAACAAGATAATAAAATTATGTATTTAAAAGGTCAAAATCTTGACTTGCTATTAGAAGAACTAGGAGTTAATACGGATAAAATGATTAACGGTCTTAATGATTACATTAGTAAAAATGTTAGTATTTTTGAAAAGACTGAAAGAGTGTATGTTAAATATCCTGAAAATGTAAGAGATCTCATAGGAGCTGCGCATGGATATGGATATTATCTAGTTAAAGAAACAAAAAATCAGTCCTGTGAATTAGTAGATTTAACTACGTTAGAAAACTTAAATAATTACGTGGGTAATATACAGACAATAGAACTTCAATACCCTTACTTTAGTAATGAATTAAGAAATGGTAAAAGAAAATCTATGAATATACGCGTACAAACAGATAAACATAAGTTTCAATTTGTAATGCGTAATAGAGCTGGTAATTTATCCCCTAATACTTTGGAGCTAATAAAATTATGATAAATTTTGAATCTTACTATAAAAAAAATAGAAAGCGTAAAAAGGTTAAAAATAAAGAAGAGAATAATGAAACACAGATTAATGATCCATACTCAGATTCTGATCTAAGTACAAAACCAGCACCTTTTAACAAGAAAAAAACATTTTTACAACCCCCAAACTATGGTATGGGTGAAGGTCAATACTTAACTCCTAAACCGCCTACATTTTCAGAAATGATGGATATGACAGTTGGTTATAATAAAGGTCCTAATAGAAGAGTTGTTATAATTTATCCTGGTAAGTTTCAACCATTTTATTTAGCTCACGCTCAAATTTATAATAAATTAAAAAAAGCACACCCACAAGCAGAACTTTTTATAGCTACTCCTGGTTCAACTAACCCAACAAATGCTCCTTTTAATTTTGAAGATAAACAAAAGTTAGCATTAGCTAGTGGTATTGATCCGAAAATATTAATAGAGGTAATGCAACCTTACACAGCTCCAGAAATAATAAACAAATATAATAAAAAAGAAACTATTTTAATTTTTGCGGTACCAAGTACTCTTATTGATGCCTATTATTCAACAAACCCATATTACCAAAAATTTAAATCCATAGAACAATGCCAACCCGTCTCTGAACATGCATATGTAATGCCACTTCCTAATATAAAAACCGTACCAAGTAAAACAATATTAGATGAATATAGAAATTCAGATGAGAGTCGCCGCAGAGTTATAATTATGGACTTATACCATCATTTTAAGCCTGAAGTATTTAAACTTTTTAATGAAAAAATTATATAGCTTTGAAATAGCTTTTAAATGTACCTAATTGGATTTGTTCTTTCTTTAAGAAGTCTTCGATCTGACCTTTTGTCATACCTTTAGCAGCTTTTTTAGCTGCGCCTTTTACTTTTTTTTGTCCTTTTTTAGCGCCCATTACTGCGCCAAAAAACTTTCTTTGTTTTTCTGATGTTGCTGGCATAGAGTTTACCAATTTTTACACGATAGATATCTAGCTGTACCTGGTTTAGCAGAAGAACATTTATGCCGTTTTCTGAATGCGTTTCGTTTCTTTGGATTTGATTTTTTTATACGTAAATTTGGATCACCATAATGTACTCTTTTTAATTTACCGTCAACCCTAGTACATTTCATATACTTTTTATCAGCTCTTGTAGATGATTGCTGTTTAGTTACTTTAGTGCAACGAGAACCTTTCTTTTCTAATATTGTTAAACTATTATTTGCAATAGGTTTACAATCTTCTAGTATCTGGTTAACCAATTTATTAAAAACCATGTAATTATTTATAAATATTAACATGAGAATTAACGGGAATGATATGGCTAGTATATACGAAAAGTATACTAAACTAGATGAAGCGGGTTGTGTTGCAAATACAGGAGAAGGTACCCCATCTGTAATGGTAGTAGATGCACCGGGTAGTAGAGCAGCAGGTGGTATAAATGTACCAAAAGGTAGATACCCTGGTAAAATATCTAATGTAGGGGTATCAGGAGCACAGCCATCTGCTTACGAAAATAATGAAGAAGAAGCTTGTGGTCAAGAACAAGTAGATATGGCAAAAACACAATTATTAGTGTCCGCAGATAGAGCAGTAGAAATTTTTGAAAAATTACACTCAGGATGTAGTATTGAGCCATGGGCTGCATCTAAAATTACATTAGCAGCTGACTATATACAAACTGTAGCTGATTATATGAAGTATAAGAATACTAATGATTCTGATGCACCTAATCCTCAGCAAATTGAAGTTATACCATTAAAACTAGAAAAAATTAAAATTAATGATTTAAGACTTGAGAAAAAGAAACAAAGATTAGACCCTAAATGCTGGAAGGGTTATACAAAAAAAGGCACAAAAATGAAAGGTGGGGTCAGAGTTAACAACTGTGTAAAAGTAAAAAAGTAAATTCTAGGTAGTTGATTACAAACGTGGAGTATATAATATACTGCGTATGAACGAAAATATTACTTCAATTCA